TGCTTACACTCACCTCATCAACATGGATTATCATGTAGCCAATGAAAACATTGATATCTTTGCCGGTTAATCGTCTGGACATTTTTATAACTCCACTTTAAAAATTTGTTGTCGGGTTTTTCTGCAACCTGCGTTTTTTAGCTTTGGCTAGAATCAAGAATCACATTGGCTATAATTGTTTTTGGTGAATTGTAGGGCTGAACAGCAACAAATATATTCACCTCGTTTGAATTTTTCCAAGTGAACACAATGCTTTCATCGGTCGGGCTTTTGATGTCACCCGGTATTGTAATGCTGTTAAATTCCGTGGCTTCTGCCATTTCCCGAAGCGGTTTCATAAAATAGGTTTTGTGTTGTGCGATGCTGCCAGAGGTGCTGTTAAGTGATCGGTCGGCAACTTTGCTAATAGCTTTTAATCGAACCTTTCGACAGGCTTTGTCGACCACCCGCAGATTTTCAATGACTTGATAATCACCGCCATCAATATCCAAACAATTTGCATCGCCCCAATAGGTTCCCGCAACATCAACATACTTATAGATACAGCTAAGGCGCTGCCCATCTAACGCGGCGAGTGTTGCCGATGGCAATTCAATAGCAGCTGAATCAACCGGGGTTTCACCCAAGCCAACCACCGGGCCGGTGGCAAAACGCATTGGTGAATCCGCTATTGATATAGAACGCTTACAAAGCCGCCCAACCAATACACCCAAATCATTGCCGTGCAACAGTGGCACAACAACCACCCTATACGCTGCAACACCGTTGGTGATGGCCGTTTGTGCCGCCAAATATTCCGCCCAGGTTTGGGTTGAATCGTTGATGGTTTCGGATGCGGTTAAAATGACTATGCGCCGCCCCAATGATGTGCGGATTGATTCCGCTTTGGTTTGCATCGCTTCCAAATCGGCGCTTGCTGTGGCTGGATCACACAACACCACTAATTCTGGCGAGCAACCAAGCATCGCGGAATCTAGCGTATCCTTCCAATCATCACCGTTGGTGATAGGCACGGCCCAAGCTTTCCAATTAGATCCGCCGTTTGATTGGGCAGCTTCAACTTGATCTTTGATAGCACTTGATATCGTACCAAGCGCATCATCTAAATCACTTTGCGCATCCAATGGAATTAGGCTGTCAGTATTGGTTGCACCCTCTCCGATAAATAACGCGGCGCGCTCGATTTCGTCGGTTTCACCTTGCGCCAAATTTAGGTTATTTACTGCTATTTGTGGTTGTGCCATTATTTTGCCCTTTTGATTTGTTGCAAGGTTTGATCGAAAATTATTTGGGTAAATTCATTTACGTCTTTTTGGGTTGCCCCTAAAAAACTACGAATCGGTGTTGGTACTACCCAACGTTTCACGCTGTCTTCATCCCGTAAAATTCTAAGCACTAAACCGGCTTGCTTCATCGTCATGTTTTGTACAACATGTTTAAGGCTGGTAAGCTTCCAACCCTTGCCGTTTTTGCGCCGTATCTTATAACCCGCATCCCTTAATGCCCGTGCTTGTGCGCGGGTGGCGGGTTCGTCTTCATCGGTTGACCCGTTTTGGGCCATCACTTTGGCCGCTGTCATCACCTCTTCAATACCTTCTTGGTGCTGGCGTGCAATCTTGCCGGTGGATGGGCTGGCAAAGGTTATATCCACTTTGCGCGGCGTACTGAATACCGCTATTTTTTTTCCCAACTCCTTCAACATTTTGCGTTTAACTTGTTTGTTTTTCCGTGGCTCCCAAGCCTTACCATCCAACCCCTTTTGGGCGCGGATGCGTTTTCTTGAAAGGCTTCTTACCCTTCGCCCCACTTGCGCCAACAATCGTTTACGCCGCATCGCTGGCATCTTTAATAATTTCATTTGTTGCATCACGGTGAATTGACCACCGGCAACAAATCTAACCGACATGAACGGCATCGGTTGGTTTTTGGCTGTCATCGCCTACGCCAATTGCATCCACCACGGTGCCCGCTGCATCATCTGATAAACTCCACGTTTCACCGAGAAAATCAATCAAACCATCGGCATCTTTTTTAATGCTAATATCTTCAATAAATTGAATACTTATACTCACCTCTGCGGTTTTGTTATCGACTTCATCAACCTCTATGCTGGGCGGTAGTAAATCGTCACTATCCCGGCAGGCATCATTTTCATATAACCACGTTGATATAAACGCAAATAACAAATGGGCATCACCGGCAAAATCTTCAATGAATAAAATGGCGGTGTATTCAAATCGGCAAATCAACAACCCATTGCCCAAATCTTTAAAACCCTTGGCAAGTGTTGCGCCTTCAACATAGGGGGTTAATTTTCTAGCCGCGCAAATCTTTTTATCTAATAGATAACTGGTTAGGTCTTTTAATTTTTGTGCGGCCATAGCTATAACAACTCCACGGTGATGGTGGTTTCTATGCCCTTTAATTTACGCACTGCTCTATTACTTAGGGTTTTCCAAGGCGCGGCCAAATCAATGGTGGATTCATCCAAAGACATGGCCGAATCTTTACGGTTAAGTGATGCAAATTCTGGAATCAATAGGGCTTTCGCGCGAGAAAATACGGCTTGAATATAATGCATTTCCATTTTATTCACGCCGTTGTGTTCTGTCGTGTCAACCTCTGCCAATGTGGTTGCCCCGTCCAATTCCCAATCATCTTGAATAACGGCCAATTGATCATTGATGTTAACCATTGCCAATAATATTTTATTGGTGACGGTTTCAATTTCATATTTGGCCGGTATGTTGTAATCACGCTGGAAATCACCCAACACAACATTGGGATAAAACCCGTTGTTAGTGATCACGGTGTTTAGGTAGTCTTCTGTCTTGCCGCTAAAATCTGACATCAAGAGTTTCCAACGTGGTTGCTGTATCCGAAGCGGCCATGAACTTGTTTGAAATTCTGGAATGTTTCACAATCCACATTTTTCACAAGACAGGCCGCGACGCGGGGTAGACGGTTTATTTATGTATCTGGTGTTTCTGGTGTTTCTGGTGTTTCTGGTGTATCTGGTGTATCTGGTGTATCTGGTGTTTCTGGTGTTTCTGGTGTTTCTGGTGTATCCGGTGTATCCGGTGTATTTGTTTCAGCCATACGTTCAATCACCTTGGCGCGTTTCTTGGCAATACCGTGGCGTTCTGGGTTTACATCAATACACTTGTCGTACCATTCAAGCGCGGTTTCATCATCGCCATCACGTTCCGCAAACATTGCCGCCAACTTGTATATTTTGTTATGAACAATGATTTGTTCAACATGCCAGGCATCGGTTGCGAGTATCTGTGTAATCTGTTCAAAATAGGGGTAGGCGCTTTGTTTTAATCGGTATTGCTCATTGGCCCAATCAAACACAGTTTCCGCCACCACCGTGGCTAGGTCGCGTTTAAAGCGTTCCGGCATCGGTTGATCCTGTTCAACCGCAACCATTGCAAGTTCTAGCGCGGATTCAAAATCCTCAGTATCCAACAACCAAATAATGATGGTGACCAATACAAGGTTTAAATAATTTTCACCGTTCTTGATGTAACCTTTAATAAATTCTATGTACTGAGGAATAAAGGCTTTTTTCAGCTCGCGCTTTTCGCTCTTGTTCTTGCCCTTTAACACGGTGTTGTTGTTTTCAAGTGCAATCAATGCGGTTTCGTAATCGCCTGGAATCGTTCCCAACTTGACAACCTCCGGCACGTCTAACAATTCTTGTGCCGCTGTTTCCAGCTCACGTTTTTTATTTTCTGCTGCTATTCGGCGTTTGTGCGCCATTACCGGTGATAAAGCCATGTTAATAAACCCCAAGCGTTTTTTTAAAATACTGTTGTTAATGAAAGCCCACCCAACGGATGGGCTATCTTTTTTACTGCTTTTTTCTAATGTTGTTGTGACTGGTTAACCGGGATTAAGACCAGCCTGTACCATCCCACAATTGCACATTGTCAGATTCAGCAGCGCCGACTTTCTCGAAATCCTCAACCACATAACATTCATTGACTGAATTGTAATGCTCAACGCGGCTGCGCTTGGAATTGTCTTCGATGTTTTGGCGAATAGAACCATCTTGGTAATAAACAGATATATTTCTAAATGGCGTAATGAATAAGCCACGGGCTGGAAAAAATGGAATCTGGTGTGCAGGTAACCCGGCATAAGTGCGCGTAACTGTTGCCAGTTCAATCCGCTCTTTTTCCGATGGCGTCGAACCTTGCGCGGCGTATAACTGCGCCTTGTCGTCACCCAATAATTCTGAACCGATGATAGCGACTAAATCCGAGCTTTCACGGAATAGCGGTGAAACCATGCCTTTAACATCTTGAACAAAGCTGTCTAGGTTTGGATAATCCGCACCGGCACCCTCACCCATTTTAATCGCACCGGATGCGGCTACACCTTCTGCCAACATATGAGAACCACCATCAAAATTTCGGATGTGTTGCAACCAACCAATGTTGGTATCTTCGCCCAATGGATAGGTGACGGAATCTGTCACCGTGGCGGCGGTTATACCTAACCAACCGGTGCGGATGCGGGAATGGGCTTGTGCTAAACGGCTATACTCCATGAATTTTTCGTGCAAGTTAGGAAACTTGCTCCATGCATCCATAGTTTTCCATTTCATGTGGACATCGTATTCTGTGAATTTACAGTGGTAAAGTGTGCCGTCAAGATTCAACGGGTCACTGGTTGAACGGTCGGTGGTGTCGGTGTCGGTGCGCTTGCCCAAAATAGTTGACACGCTACCCAAGACCTTTTCACCCGACATATCATCCACGGCTAAAATATTGATTTGTTTTAAGAACGCGATAGATTCAACAATTTGATCCATCAAAATCTGTTGAATCGTGGCGCTTGCGGCAAATTCAGTGGATACACTGTCGACGCCGTAAGTTTTCGCCATTGCCGCACACATGGCATTAAATTGATCTCTTGCTAATTTACGCATTTTCTAATCTCCGGCAAATGGCCTTTTTTTTGGGGGGGTAAATGGGTTAAACGTGTTTTTTGGTTTTGTGTTTTTTCTTAATAAACCGGTGGGTGATCATCGCCACCTGCATCGTCACCCGCTGGCGTTTTCTTTCCGTCAGGCTCTTTTAGGAGTGCTTCAAATTTCGCATCAAGTGCGGTGAATTTTCCTTCCAATGTCTTGTTGGATTCTGTCAATGCAGTGTTGGCAGTTACCAAAGTTTCATTGGATGCTTTAAGCGCGGCAAACTCTGTTGAAAGTTTTTCGCTGTTTTCATCATCCGCTTTAGGTGCGACTTTTGCCGCTTCAGTGATGGCGAGTTGCATGGCTGAAAACTTCGCATCAAATGATGCGCCAAGGCTTTCTTGTAATGCTGCTAGTTGTTCTGGGGTCATGTCGTCATCATCCTGGTTGGGTTGGGTTATTTTCTTAAAAAAACGTTTTAATAAATTCGGTTCTTGTGTTTCAAGGTTTGCGGAATAATCGATTTTATG